TATAGTCGCCGGTTCCGGTATCGATATTAAGGTCTGCGCCGGTTATGTTGCCAACACCGGTATAGTTTCCGTCTGTTATCGTGGTAATCCCATCGGTCATGATCGTCGATGTAATATCCCCATAGAAGTTTGAGGCTGATATATTCGTGAACCCGGAAAGACTGTCCCTTTCCCAGGTCGCCGTATTAACTGTGACTCCTTCGATATAAAGAACGCGCCATCTTCGGTTTGTTGAGCCAAGGTCAAGGGTTGCGTCTGCGTTCGGGATGATCGAGCTTGTAGCCTCATCGCCATAACAGGCGGCCGCGAACAACATTAAAAGTAAAATACAAAGTTTTTTCATTATTCTGGTCTTTCTCTAGTATAAACTGTTGTCCAGGTGCCGGAGGTCGAATCTCCGCCTGTTAATATCTGATCCTCAAGGTTATCGCCAACCTGTAATCTTCTCCAAGTATACACCGGGTAGTTCCCGTCTTTATCTTTTAACGCATAATAAACAGCATCCCCGCTAACAAGATCGATACCAAGGTTAGTCGCCGATACTATATCTTTTAAATACTCCTCGTTAACTTTTACAAGCTCTCTTAAATAGTCCGCCAACCGCTTCGGATCACCGCTTAGGATAGCGATCTCGTCGTAAGGCAGCTCTATATCCTTGCCTATTTTGATAATCGACATTAGACCAACCTTCCACCCGGCCTGAAATATGGCATTATAGCGTGTATCCTCGGTCGGTTATTTCTTTCATCGTGAGAGATCCCAATCCTATGAAAATCTCCCGTCTCACCGCCTGGGTGAATGAACACCCAAAACTTATCCTTATCGTCCGGACCATCGCCCGAGATTGTTTTTGTCTTATACGCGGTCGACCGCGTGTTTTTATATATCGACGCCAAGAATGAAGCATCCGCATCGTTATCGATCAGGAATCCGATCTTTCCGCAATCGGCTTTTCGACCTTGCTTTACGAACGGGTTAAGTCGTGCAGACAATAGGTCTATCGGGATCTTCCCATCATCGTCGTCGGTTCCGTCATAATCACCATCGTTCCATTTATACACCTTCGAGTTTCTGCATCCGATAAGCGAAAACGGTGACGGGCTGCCTAGCACCGCCCTGGAATCTACCGTGATCTGGCTGACCAGAGCACCGTCGGACGCGACAACATCGTCAAGCTCTGTCATGCTTGGTACCTTTTGGCCGTTGAAGCTTCCAAACACATTCATAAAGAAAGACTGATTGGACTTATGGATAGTAAGATTTTGTTCCAGAACGTTGTAGTCGAGTATCCTATCCATCGACGATGAGTCTGCATCAGCGAACGTAAACAATAAGTGTCGCTGGTCACGTTGCTTCTGGTTGTGTCCGACAACACTCCTTATATAGTTATCGTTAAACTCTGTGAAGATGTCCCGGCCATGCGGGATCTCCAGCCGTTTTATCTTAAACCGGTCGTAGAATAGAATGTTTGACAGCCCGATCACTACAATCCCATCGTTAAACTCTACCGCAGAGTGTGGCGATCTTGACCCCTCTGTCTCAGTGACCCGCTCCCATTCTAACGGGATCGTCGTATCTCCGGTACGTCTGATCCTCCACAACGATCCACCGTCGGTACCCTCGAAGAAAGCGTATACGGTTTTTCCAATGCGGCCGGCTGCCGATATCCGCTGCTCGGTCTCTGCATCGTCGGTGCCTCCGCCGGCGACTGTAAAGTCTGTTTGTAAAACGCCTCCATACCGAAGCCTGTTTGGGTACCATGTCCCAAACTCGGTCGTACCTAATAAAACCATGCGGTCATCAATAGTAAATATAAACTGACAAGTATCGATGTGGTTTGCTTTTGGGTCATCGTTTACCTGTATATTGAATGGGACAACCGCGTTACCCCGGCCCGAGAACTGGTGTATCTGATCCTTATTGTTTGTCATATACCCAACACCCTGCCAGTCGACAAAGTGGAAAAAGTCGGAGGCCGCACCTGTGAAAATATCAGCCGGAGTTGTAAGGTCACTCGATATGTCTGTCATCGTACCGTCGACCGCGTTGTAAAGATTGCACCGGGTAGTATCGTTTATCAGTAATGACGGCATCCCCTTTTTTAAGTATGAGTGGATCCCGGTTATTGACGTGGCCGTCTGAGCGACAGATCCATGCTTCATCTGAGCGAATAGGCTAAACCCATGCCTCTTTTCGATTACGCCCTTATTGACGTTTATGTTTACAAGAGTAGGGAACGCCTCCCAAGGACTGAGCCACGGCTCTACGCCAATGCTCTTTCCAATCGCAAAATTCGATATTAAAAATGGTTTATAAGCTGACATTAGATTCCTGCTATTTTACAAACACTCAAGAACGTTTTATGCGAGTTCTTAGAAACCGAGTACGATGAGTCGGCTGATTGAACATAGATCTCTACATAGTCATTAGAATCAAAATAAACCACGTCCGACACAGATAGCGACCAGGTACGGGCTGTGCTATCGCTATTGCCGTCTTGTCTTGCAATTTCTGCGCCGTTTTTATAGATCATCAGCCTAAAATTATTGCCCGAAGCTATCGTCGTATACTCTGCCGCGGCGGTTACTATGTAATATCCTTCGACCGCCGGGGTTATTTTGTTGCTGCCTGCTATCGTGCCAGAATCAAAACTCTCACCGTCAAAAGTGACTTTGGTTGCGTTCGCCGACGATACTGCCTGGTTTGAAGCGTTAACATACAGCCGAGCAAAAACGCTATTAACACCGTCTGCGTATGCCTTGATGCTTTGCTGAGTAGCCAGAACCTTCTCGCCGTCAGAGCTTAGATCGTCCTCGTCGAGAACGGATAGCGAGGTTGATACTATTATCTTGCCGTCCGCACTATATTCGATCGGAACGTTTGACGGTGAATCAGACTCTGACCCGCTGTTTAGAACCACCCTGTACTTTCCCTTTTCGTCGTCACTGGTCCCATCGTGCGAAAACTCCGTATACCCAAGCGTCGTCGATTCGCCTCCAGACTGTTCACCCTTGCCGATAAACCGTGATTGACGGCCTCCATCGGAATCCTCCTCATCGGTATTTGATAGAGTAAACGTAGGATCTGACGAGGTTACAGCGTCCGCAGCCGCCGTAGATGTCCAGGTCGGGCCTGCGAACGCTGTCAGTATATAGATTGTATTATCGTCAGAGTCAACCCATAACCGCCCATTATCGTCAACGTCAAGAGCCGTGGACCCGTCCGGCTTTTTCGTCGGTGCCGCTGCCTGAAAGTATGGATGCGCCTCGTTAAGATCGACACCAAGCTCTGCCTCTAACGCATCGTTATTGTCTCTGATGTATCCGGCTGCATCGTTCCAAACGCTTGAATCGGCTGGGAGATCGTTATCCCAGGCGCCATAGCATGGGAACGTAAACATGATTAGTAAGACTATTAGTTTCTTCATGGGCGCTCCTTTGTTACCGCTGTCTTGATCTCGTCGACCGTTTTGCGGATATGTTTTACATCGGTTTGCAGAACGATAATGTCGTCCTGGTTGACATCGGATTTATCGCACCCGTCGACCTTAAGCTCACGGAGGTTCTTACATAGCACCCTCTGACGTTCCTTGGAAACCGCCCAGGTGGTTACAACCCCGCCGCTTATTAACAACAAAGTGACGATCAAGCCGATAGTCTTGACGTCTAATTTTATTCCCTTAGTCATTGGACTAATCCCCCCTGCAGGTGACCACTATAGTCCAGTCATCGCTTCCAGTCGTCGGATCGTCGCTTGGGGTTAGCCGTATTATAAAGTCGTCAACAACCTTCCCAACACCGAGATTCATATATACAACCGTTTCCGAGCCCTCTGCGAGTGTAGCGTTTGTGTCAAACTCGATACCCCTGTTATCGTCAAAATCAACGTTTGCCGTACCGGATATCCCGCCGGCGGCGCCAACCTCGATGATCATCTCACGCAGGTTTCCGTTAACATATACAGTATGCGAAATCTCTGTAACCCCACCGTCCGCCTCGATCGTAAACGTTACCACCTGTTCCCAGGTGGGTTTATTGTCCGGCTCCTGTACTCTCCGGTCAGAGACACTTGTTAACGTTGAGCTGTTTGCACCCATTAATAAAACAAGCAAAGAACATAGTAATAAAATCGTAATACGTTTTTTCATTTTGATCTCTCCAATCGCTAAAAGTTAGGTTCCGAAACACGTCCCCTGTTTTGATATCGTTTTTTGTCGCTTATTGACTCTTGTAAATATTCCGCTAATGTTGCCATCTCTCTAAGCCGTTCCGGGTCGTGGACGGCAAGGTATAGAGCCGCCGCTCCGTAGGCTATCATTCTCCAGTTCTTTTGAGGGTCTACCGGAAGTGCGGCGTCGGTGGCCAGTGCCGATGGTCGGGTCATCTCTGCCGAACACCTGAACTGATAAGCATCGTCCGGGCTTGGGCCTAAGATTAGTTTTCCTTTCCCGACATAAGCGCCGGTCGGGATCCCTCTGTGTGCCGGGTCACCGTCCGTATATGTGTCTGTGACCTCCGCTGCTGAAAGTAAAGTCGTACCTGGTATGAACCCGCCTGCGTCGGTGCTCCTGACAATTACATACCCCATAAACGCCGAATCACTGTCCGCATCGGGCAGGTCCCCGATAGCTAAAGCTATCGAATCGTAGCCTGTCGAATTATCGTCGGCCTTATAGATCGTGACCGTCCCATCGGTTTCGACCTTGAGGCAGAACGCCCCATACTTGTTCTGAGGTACCGTATCAAGTGAAACGAAAGATGTCTCGTCAGCCGCCTTCGCGTATCCATACCCCTGAACCTTGAAAGTAAAAGCTGAGTTCTTGACCTGTGTAGGATCAGATGACCCGATCGCCAGGGTTGGAGCCGTTGAGTATTGCTCGTAAAGTTGATATCTCTCCATGAAGTAATCATAGTCCTGGAAGAACTGAACCATATCGTTATCAATGAACATTGGTGACATAAGCTTTGTATACGCCGCGTCAAGGGCATACTCACCGGCGTCGGTCGCTGCTGTCAACTGTGTAAAGTCCCCATCAAAGTTAAATATCTTCGCATCGGACGGGAAGTAGTTTACATAGTATTCGTTGACCCGCTTATTGACCACGGTATCCGACATATCAGTCGTTTCGCTGAGCCCGACAAGCTCCCGAAACTCGTCCCTTATCTCTTCAAGATTACCTAGATATTCGTCCGCTGCCATAATAACTCCAATAATGGGCGGGGCCAAAGCCCCGCCCCGTTAAAATTAAATCTACTCTCCTGTGATCAACGGATTGGTCGTGATACCAAAAGTACCAAGCACAGTCCATCCAACAGTAGCATCTACGAACATAAACGATGCACCTTCACCATCATTAGTAAAGACCATAGTGGCCCATCCGTCGCCGGTTGTGCTGGCGGGGGTTACAGTTGCAGCCCCGCCATCGGTTCCGATAATAAGAGTAAGCACCTGGCCGGGATTTCCATCCGGCAATGACCATGAGGAGGTTGCGTCACTTGTTCCAATAACAACAGCATGGGTTATAGGAAGAGCTGCATCCGTAGCATCTTTAGTAGTAGATCCGGTTGGTATATAGCTAATAGCACCTGTGTCATCGGCTAAGGTAAGGACATTGCTTGCGGTAGGTTCGATAACAGCGATGGTTGTCTCGTGGGCGTCAACAGTAGCGCCACGGAATTCCAACATAGCGAGATCACCGTCAAAGGAAAGTACGTTAGCACTCTCGTCCCACTTCATATTGTGCAAAGTTGTATCGCCATAGAATGTCACATCAACACCGGTTGCGTCAACGCCAAAGTACCACTGATCGCCTGACATATCCCACCATGCTGTCTTAGCTGCGGTAGCACCGAAGAAAATTACATCAAGCCCGGTCTCGTTTGCACCAAAGTTAACCGTTCCAGTCTCTTCGTCAAGCGTCAAGGTTGCACCGCTGACGTCAGAAAACCATGTCACATCCGCCGCGTCGGTGTTGGAGGTACCGATATAAAACTGATCGCCGGCAGCACCGGGGTCAAACTCAAGCGTATCGGCTGTATCACTGTACATCGACCAGTCGGAGCCTGTACCCAATATCAAAGTTGAAGCATCGTCAAGCAGAATGTCATAGTTAACATTTGTCTGTAAATTTGCCGAAGAATCGTAGGTCACCGTACTCGCTGTCTTACCGAAGAACAGTATATCAGCCGTATACGTTGCGTTACCAATCTGGAATACGGAGGTATCGTCTGTCTCGGATGGTGTGAATAACAGCTTTTCTCCGGTCGCTACATCGACCGTCCAGTCGGTCGCATTTCCGCTATCGGCAAACTCTATCTGAGCACCTTCGTTGATCTTTAGATCGCAATCCTCAAAGAATAGCTCGTTTGCCGACGCATCGAATAATACAAAATCACCGCTGGTCGCTCCCATAGCTTTAAAGTCGGTACCGGTTGTCCCGTCACCAATCTGCACAGCATCGTTCGCGGTCAACGCTACAATTATCAGGTTGTCGGTCGATGTCTCGTCATAGTATGCCGCAAACTCCAGGCTGTCCCCAAAGTTGATAATGTCATCGTCGTTTATTACCAGATCAAACCCGTCGAAAGTACAGATAAGCGCTGAGTCATCGGTATCAAAAGTGACCTCATTCGTGTTTGTGCCTCCGTGTATAACAAAGTCAAAGTTGCTGGATTCGCCCATGCGGTATACATCGTCGCCGGCTGCCGATTCAAGGTTCAAGTCGGTACCGTCGAACGACCAGGTGAAATCACCCGCCGCCGTGGTTGCTCCGCCAATACCTAAGATCGCAGAATCCAGAACGTGCAGTGTATCGCTGCTGTTATCGTATTCTATATTGGCAGCGTTTCCAGTGAATAGGAAATCTCCCGACGTTGTTCCAGACGTTACCGATATCGCTCCGGCCTTTGTTACGGCCCATGAACTATCAGATCCCGAGATATCCGCGCCTGTACCGTTGCTGTCAAAAGATAGCAATGCTCCTGTCCCTGCGCTTATAATGGCAGCACTTACAGCACTTGCGGTATCGCCTTGAGTTATAGTAAGCACCACATTATTTGCCGCATCAGTCGATGTTAAGGCTACTGTTCCATCAGTAACATTAATCGTTCTGCCTCCACCGGCGCTACCAAAATCGTAAGCGCTGTCAAGGCTCACACCGCCTGCAGTATCTATCGGGGAAAAACTTGTTCCGTCGAGACTGACATAAAGACCGCTTGCGCTTGAGTCGAAATAGACCATGCCCTGCTCGATATCCGCGCTTCCGGGCTCGCTATCAGGAGTGAACGTAAACGTGCTCGATGTCTGGTTAGCGAATACGTCACGAAGGTACTGAGCGAGGATCTCTGGGTTAGAGGCGATCTCCATATTAATATCAGTCGTGCTATAAGCTCCCAAAGCAGGGACCGTAAACATCAACATTAACAGGACCAATACAATCATCAAAAGCGTCTTGACAAGCGTTGTCCCCTTGCTGCCGGCTGGTTTTTCTATGCCGAGTCCTTCGTTAAATTCTTCGACCTCTTCGTTATAGGCCTTGTTCTTTTCATTTTCACCTGCTAGAAATTCGATTTTTGTTTCCAGTTGTGCCTGATTGTCAAACAATGTCTGCATCAGGCCCGTTACTTCTACGAATGAGTTACACTCGTCGAAGCCAATAATTCGTCTACCCATTTTAGAGCTCCTAAATCTGTTAGGTTGTTGCCAGGCCTATTTCTGTAAGCTTAGCAATTGCTCTTTACTAATGACTGGATTCAAAATATACTTTGGCTTGATCAAAGGCACGACGCCGCTTTGCTGCCCGGTTTTGACATCGATAACCGATTTGTAATGGGTATACGTCAGGCTCTCAAGGTGCTCCTTGACGCTTAACGCTAAAGTGTATATTTCTCCAGGATACAATTTGTATCGAGGACACTTCTTATGCCCCGTCTTATTGACAGGACCCCGCATACCCTTTGGCCCGGCAAACGCGAAGTTTATAACTTCCTCAGGAGACTGCAAATTGAAGAACTTTACCTTTATCGGAGGATCAGTATCGCTTAACGCCTTGTCGAGAGACTCTTCGTTCTCTTTCATCGCCTCGCTTTTGCGGGCCGCGTCAAGCTTAAGCAGATTGTCGATGATGACCTGTTCGGTAAGAACAGCATCGATGCTAACGTTAAACTCATCCGATCCAAGCTGGATGAGCTCATCCTTGTTCTTTGACATTAGCTTTGTCTTAAAAGCGATGTTGTCGGTCATATCCGCCTTTACCGGACGCGGCGATTGATCTGCTTTATACAGAGCGACCGCGTTGGCGGATGCCTCTGCTACCGCCTTCTTGAAATCCTCCGCGGTAATCGATATCTTATCATCCGATGATACTGCCTTCTTTTTTCTTGCCTTTGGTTTGGCTTTTTTAGCTTTTTTTCTTGCCATTGTTCCAGTCCCTTATAAAGAGTTAACAAACGGGGCCAGGCCAGTCCCGGCCCCGTTAAAACAATTCTGTTACATACTGCCTACACGAAATCTACAGAAGCGTTATCCTTTTCAGAATTAACCTTCTGATCTGCTTTAAACGCAAACCAGCTCCACTCGTCGGAGTCGGTCTGACCAGTAGCGCCAAGGGTGAACCCTTTAACCCCACTGTGAACGATTTTTGTTGACCGCATCGTCCATACGTTACCAACATCATCGGTAACCGTATCGCCCGGCTTGGTTGGCCAGGTTGGTTCTGTACCATAAACGCCTGTAGACGTGGTACACTCGGCGACAAGTCCGTTCTCGTTGCCGGATGACGGCTTGGTAATCGAGCCGAGCGCCGACGTGGTTCTTGCCGTCGGCTGTGCTGTTGCCGCTACAAAAGCGTCCGGCATAGCAGCTACCAGATCAACACCATCACCTGCGGGGTTGTCGAACGCCAGCTTTGCGGACACCGTATCCAACGGGGCAAACCCGTTAAGCGCCGCGGCATGGACGGTCAATGTTCCGTCGCCGGCTCTAACAAAACCAAACTGACCAACAGCGCTTGCAGCATCGATTCGGTCACGGTTAAAGTAGTGCATTTGAGGGTTTGTTTCCTCAATACCCTCAATAGCAATAACAAGATCCGGGATGAAACCGACGTCTACGTTAACGGCGTTGCCATCAGCTATGAAACTTCCAAGATTAAACATACTAATCTCCTTTTCTGACTTTTCAGCCTGGCTATTAGCCGTTAGTACACTTAAGTACGTGAATAAAAGCGTCGTTCAGAATACGTGCAACCTGCCACATCTTCCAACCTACCGTCGCTCTTTGGTTCAACGGATCTGCTGTACCGCCGCTTCCCAAAGCTTTTACGATGGCCTGAGCGTTGCCACCACTAATGTCGATAAGCCCGTAAGCTTTCTGACCTATGATCGGGCAAGAATACGTACCGCTAGCTACATATCCCTGCGTTGTGGTCAGCCAACGAACGTTATCTGTACTACCCCACTCGGTTACATGAGTCGCTCCCTGTGAGGGGTAGTTCGAGGTCGACTTGAAACCGGCTACGGCTTCGAGATCGTCCTCAAGGTCTGTATCGGCAATCCCCCAGTATGCAGGCTTGATCGGCGAGGTACCCTGACCGGATGCTGCCTTAACAAGGCTGGTCATGTACTTTGCGTTGCCGCCACGGAGTGTTTGACGTACAGCGTTGATGTCAGTCTTGTTCAAAAGGGTTACCGTTCCGGACCCATTTGAACAGGTTGTACTCGAAGCCGAAGCCGCGAGAACGTCCCTGACAAGCTGATCTTCCGTGTTGCGCATCTGGTCGTTCTGGAGGTCAACTTCGATGACGATGTTCTTATCCTCTGTAATAAGGCTTACAACATCGGTCAAGGTTGCGAAATCTCCAAACTGAGAGCATTGGGCCTGCAAGTCGACCTTCGACTGCCTGTGCCCGTTAGGCGTGATACCTTCTGTCAACGGCACTGTTGCCGCCGAATACAGATTGTACCGCCTAAACTTCATTGTGTTGCCACTTTTATTCTTGATCGAAAACTTCTGCGCAAATTCTGCGTGGACGTATTCGGGTCTTGCCGCTCTCAGCAAGGTCCTTTGGTACACGACATTCACTGCCGGATCAACAATATCAGTAGTCGTTAGTGCATCTGCCATTATACTTCCTTCCTCCCGCTTACGTGCTGTTTATGATCCCATCGATCTTTTTATCAAAATCCGCATCTGACATATTCGATATCGCCGCTACAGCATCCGCGCTACCAGGAGCGCCAATTCCGCTAACTGAAACCTTTTGGGCTGCCGCCTTAATCACGGCCTCTGCTTGTTCTGCTGCTGCAACCGTCGGGTCCTTAGCTTTTTCGGCAAGCTCTTTCTGGTATGTCGGGTCTGCTTTGGCAATCTCATACGCCACCGCTGGATCCATCGATCCGATCTTATTACGTAACGCAGGATTCCTACTAACCACTCGTTGTAGTGGTGGCGCCATCTGAAAAGCTCCGTTCATCAGGGTTTTGCCTACCACCGTTTCATAGTCAGCGTGTTCGTTGAAAAAGGCCGTCTGCTGTGTTTGCTGCGTATTCAACTGAACCATTGTCTCGAGTATCCTTCCATTCTCCTCGGGAGAGGGGTACTCTGGATCGATACCAAGCCTTGTGGCTACGGCTGCATACATGGATTGTTTTGCCGCCGGCGGCTGCTGAGTGTTCGTGGCTATAATAGCCTTTTCTGATTTCAAACTCTCGACCTCTGCCTCCGCATCCTGCCGCTTTCCACGTTCTGCTGCAATACCAGCTTTAAGCCCTTCAACTTCACTCTGCCCTCCGGCATCGAGGGAGCCATCAGTCTGACCGTCAGTCTGATCGCCTTCGCCTGAGCCGCCTCCAGATCCGTCATCCTCAAGATTCTTTGCAAACTTCATCTTGTGATAGAATGGATCGCATCTATTGACGACATCCAACAGGTCGGCGTCACCTGCATTAAATTTTACGCCCATCATGTTCTTTAGCATTTTAAATGCCCTTTCTTGTTAGCGATTGAGGTCCGGCTCCGACCTTGCCCGGCATCGGCGTACTGCTTGCCCGTTCGTATAGCCCGTATCGCAGTTATTAAAAAGGCCCCTATACCTTCATCGTGAAGTTATAGAGGCCGTTGTTCGGTTTACTCTGGATACTTATTTAATTGTTTAACCTGCTCGTTAGTGCAGTTTCATATCTGAATCTTCCCGTCCTATAAACAATTCACCATGCGGTCTTATCATAATATCCATCTGGTCATGTTCCTTAATGGATTCCTCGATTGCGTCAAGCCTGGCACCGATGATCTCCTGTGTCTCAACGATCTTTTCTAAGACAACGTTTTCTGCCGATGACATCACGAGCTGGTTTTCTTCCAGCATATCGATTCGAGATGTTTGGTCGGGATCTTTTTCGAGCTTCCCAACCCTCGCTTCTAATGCGGTAAGGTAATCGATCAGCCCGTTTTGGTGGGTGGGCTTTTCGTTCTCATCGGTACCGTTAACTCCGTGGACCACCGCCTGTAGCTTGGAGATCGCCTGAGTCTGGGCAAAGTCAAGACGGGCACCATTGTCGTTACCAAACCGATCAATGTACTCCTTAGGCGGCTCACCTTTACCCCACTTCTGTTCCTCGTTACATCCGGCGATCATCACTATGATCATTAATAACAACAATACTTTCTTCATGACATTTCCTTTCTTTAAGGGTTCTCGATAATTACATTTTCAACGACATTAATATTAACCTTCTTACTACACGGTTTCAAGTTAAAAGTTACGGACCCATAGAATGTAGGGAAATGCTCCTTTAAGATAGCATCAACCTGCTTTGTCGCTTTCCTTTGATCCGGTGTCATCATTTCTTAATAGCTTCCTCGCCTGCTTTGTTTATTTTCTTTTGGTGTGCGACGGCAGCAGCAAACCGTTTTGTGTCCTTCTTGATAACCTCAGCATTAACTAACGACCTGGCATCGTCTTCAATCTCGTACTGTGTTTGTGACTTTGACATAATTGGAGCCTCCATTTTATTATCCAGTCTTTACTATAATATTACTGCCGGCGACGGGAGCGCCCGACTTGGCAGCCGATTCAAATATAAACCTACTCGCTTCTCCCATCTCACACCCGTAGATAATCGGTTTGTCTGGGGGTAAGATGTAAATCCAGTCGGCTCGTCCCTGCTTATTGTCGATCCGAAGCAACGATGTACTGATCATCGGCTGTGCGGGTGCTCGGTCCATAAGTATTATAATATTGTGGACGGCTTTCTTTTTAGAGAGATCCATCGTTCGCTCACCCAATAGAAACTCCTTAGGTGTTGGAATATAGGTAGAGTTTAAAAGATCGTTGCGAAGTACACCGCCAAACTGACCAACCCTGCCATCGTAACTATCCTTTATGTGAATTAACATAAAGTAGACGCGAGGATGACCCTGTAAATTCATTATTACATTGGTAAGGCTATCATGCAGACCAGCCGTGGCCCATAAAAGAACTTCCTCGGCTTTCTTCTGATCCTTAGATTTTGTGCGTCTACCCATTACTTTTCCTTCAATGGTTTTTGTACATACTTTTCGGCTATCTGTATTACGCCCGCGTCAGCGACCGCCCACTCTGCAAAACATGATGGTCCGCAAAAATGCTTCTCAACCTTATCGCTCAGGCGGACCGGCTGGCCGACTGTGCCGACAAACCCGGACATAACGATCGTTTCCTCCTCCTTACATATATCGCCGCATTTATCGCATATTGTTTTTATCATGATTTAACCTTTGCCTCTTTGTTTTGTTGCTGTATCTTTTCAAGCTCTATAGCTATCTTAGCGACCTCTGCTAACGGTTTTAAGTTTAATTGTTGTTGTAGGTCGGCGATCTGAGTCATCGTCTTGGTCCGATCGAGAGCGGCCCCGGTCGTGTTTTCGGTTGCCTGTGTCCTTCGTTCCTCCGCCTGGGCTCGGTTCTCTAAGAGCTGCGATTCCATACCCATAATTTGAAGCTTCAACATCATGTCCTCGACCTTCTTTGATTCGGCCTTTTCCTGCTTTATCGCGGTTTCGGTCTGCTCAATCTCCTCGAGTAGTTTTCTTTTAAGCTTTGCCTGGACCGGCATAAACTCCATAATCGTTTTCCACTTGGCGGGGAATGGATCGCCTATCTTCTGGCCAACCTCTTTTAAGGTGATCAGCTCGGCATAAACCTGGTTGTTCTGAGTATCGGTCAACATCCCTTCGGCGGCTACTGCGTCATACTTACCGAAGTCTTTTGTCTTAAATCCCGGGACCGGCTCCTCGTTAAGGATCCGGTGTACCTTCTCAGGCGTGTATTGCTGCATCAGCTTAAGCAATTTCGAACCGATTACCTTTGTGCTTAGTCCGAGATTATGGAACAATCCCTGCTGACCGATAAGGCCCGCGCCTACCCTCAGCTTGGCAAGCATACCGGCAATCTGCATAGTTCCTTTTTGCGGACCTCCGAACATCTCTTCGTTAATGTTTATCATCTTCGGCATGTTCTCGTCGAAAGTCTTATGGAGTTGGAACATACCCTGAGGAACGTCTGGGATCTGTCTGTCTTTATATCGACTTTGGGATATCGCGTCTTTTGCGAATAGCCTTGGTTGGCCGGGAGCCGTGGAGAACGCATCCTCATCGTCGACCAAAGCGCCCTTCTCGTAGTCAAGCCCCGCGCCAGCCTGCTGATCGAATGTCGCCATCATACTCATCATCCGCTGATCAGACGCACGCTGTGAATCGACCAGCAACCGAGCAACCCCTTGAATCCGGTCCTTGAAAGCGTCGGCGTCGGGATCGAAGTAAGCCATCACCGGGGTAAACGAAAAGTCACCAATCCCAAACGGATCAACCTCTGTCCACATCTCCTCACCGTTTAGATACGCCGTGACCTCTACCGTCTTTTCAATACGCTTGATATCCGCGAACGCTTCACCGCTGATCCCAAACTTCTTTTTTGCAAAAGCTATAACCTTCTTGAGCTGCTTGCTGGAGCCGGGCCACTCTATCCGTAAGTTTAATGGCTTGATCAGGACGTCTTTTTTCTGCTTGGTTATCCGCTGCGTAAACTCATCGTAAGCTAATAGATTCTCACCATAAAGACTCGGACGTCTATAATTAGTAAACATCTCATCCTGTTCGCCGGCTTTGTTCTTCTCGGCGATCTCTGTGATTTGTGCCCGCTTGTTAGGGATGACCATCTTAGCCTCGGCAATGCCTACATGCCTTCTTAGTATCCCATACTGACAGTCTTTTAATGTACGTGACCTGAATGTTGGGTCAAGGACAAACTGGTTATAAGCATACCTGTCAAAGTTCGTATCACCGTTGGAATCGTTGTAACAGTTGATCAGGTTGATGCCTGCCTTTAAACAAAACTCGAACGCATCCGAGGATGTATGATAATAATTGGAGTGCTGGAGTACCCAGGTGCCTAACGCCGTGAACTGGCCGGCTGTAACCTCGTCGGCAGCCTCGATCGGGTCATACTTGATAGATAGTAAATGTTCACGCTGATAACCGGATATCCAATTGATGTTCCTTCGTATCATAGGGAATGACATTGGATCGCGATGCTGCTTGATCATCTTCTGGATGTCCTTCTCGGTCCACGCATCTTTGTTGACGGCTTTTATGTCAGATTTTGCCTGCGCCTGATAGCCTGAGAAACAACTCCATGCCTGGTCGTAAGCATCCTTAAGCTCTTTTTTTCGGTCACGTTCGGTTGACATTAGACGCCCTTCTTAACATCGATTACAGCCTGGCAGATCACAACAACAATACCAACAGCACCGATCACTATAGCCTGGAGGTCGTTAGCCGCACTCGATATACCTGCGATTACCAGCCCAGCCGTACATAGTTTCTTGCTTACTCCGTTCATAATATCTCCTATGAGTATTGCTCTTTAAGTTTTTTCCATTGTGCCTTTGTCATACCAGATGTCTTGTCGAATTTATCCTCTTCGGCTGCTTTACTGACATACCTGAAAGCGTCTGCGCCATGATCGCATCCATTCTTTTCAGGTGTCCCGGTATACACCGGGCGATCTTCGGTACTCATCTGTCTGTTTTTACCCTCACAATACCCCTCAAGTCGTTCAAGACCGATCTCGCAGTTTTTCTCGTCAAACCAACATCGATGTAAAAACCTGGTCGTTCTTAGAATCCCCTCGTTTACTCTGGATTCCTGCTTCAATGGCTCGGCTGTATAGCCTAGATCACGCAGGGTTGTTAATGCCGTATCACCAGTGATGATCTTCTGTGCGTTGCTGTCCATATCACAAGGGACAATGTTATCGCCAAAATGATACCCCTCATCTCGTCTAAGCTCGTCGAATAACTTTGCGTAATCCTTGATAGCAAGCCCTGAATCTTCATAGTATTTTATGATCCTGAAATCGGTCCCGTCAGGCTGAACAAACCAGATCGCGGTCGTGTAGCCAACATCCCAAACCGGGAATACCCGGATGTTTGGGTCGTGCTTTACAACTCCAACCCTGCCCTGCTTGCGAAGCTCTTTAAATGTCTTTGCGTAGTAAGCGCCCTCCGCATGTTTAGCAGATACCATACCAAGAACCCTGACCTTATACTCGTCGGATGGTTCACCGTTAGAGTCGGGTGGATATTTGAGGCGGATCCGTTGTTCGTACTCACGACCGTACAAGCCTGGGATGATCGTCTTGCCCTGCTTAAAGTTAGGTGTATCTGTAACGGATATCCGCATCTGCTTGTATGTCTTATCCTTTAACGCTGCGGCAAACTCACCGCCGGCAGTCGTCGGGTTCCCGATCGCTACAAAACGTTTGAAAGGAGCACCAATATGCTCGGCAGCCCTCCAAATTTCGGGGAGGATACCGGCAGCCTCGTCGAAGATCAAGAGTACGTGTTCGTTATGGATACCCTGAAAACTGGTCGCTTCCTGGGTAACCGTATCAGGTTTGGTACTGAACCCGGTCGCATACCATATCACGCCGGTTTCTTTCTGCATGTCAAGCATAGTAGTCGTGAGGTTTCCGCCAAGAGGTATCTTTGCCTGAACATGAGCGCTTCGAAGTTCCCGCCACAACAAGCCCTTGACCTGATTACCGGTCGGGGCCGTCGTTACTACTGTGCATGGATAGTAACAATACAAAAACCATAAGGCTAACCGAGCCATCGTAAACGTCTTAGATACGCCGTGACCGGCACCGATCGCTACCCGTTCGTTATCTCTGACATTTTCGCACATCTCTCGCATCTTACTCCAAAGGTATTCGTGCTTTACGTCTAAACAGTTTGTTAAAAACCACGCCGGATCACGCCGGCCATGCTCCATCAATGCTAATATCTCACTCTTCTTAATTGTCGTTATCATACCATCGCCTCATGTATCGCCGAAGCCAGGTTCTCAAACTTCTGGTCGTTGTCCTTCTTGAAAATCCCCAGGTGTTTGCCAAGATCCCGTAACGCTTCCCGTTTCTTATGCAGCTTAAACTCACAATCAGTAGATATCGATGCGGTTGTAACGCCTTTATTCTTCCCCTTGCCCCTGGTCTTGATCGTCGTTGTTTTTGTCTTAAGCGATTCCAACGCTGCAAGCTGATCTCGAGTACACTTTGAAAGGTCCGGAACAAGATCGCCCATATCGTTGAGCTTTGTATAGTCGGCCATGTTGCTAAACGCCAACTTTGCGTACTCAGCAATAACACGAGCCGCGTCTACATCCAGCTTTGAGATCATTTTTTCTTTTAAAAATCTTACCCGAGCCATAACCCCCACATTTCCCATCAGCCTGGGACCGCCTGTATCGGCGGTTTTAACACAGCAATTATAAACCCTGATATATGACTGAGTAGCATTGTTATCGATCTGATATTCACGACAAAACAACTCGTGCTTTGCGTTCGCTAACGGCTTGCTCGGATCTCCCTTTTTCCTCTTGGTTGCCTTCTTTCCGGTTGTCTTTTTCTTGCCAGCTTTTTTAGCTTTTTTGGCCATGCTAAACAGCTCCTATACCAAAGTATAATATGTGAAAGAACATCGCCGTGTTAATAGCGATAAGTTGAAGGTTGCTCTTGAATTGAATAGAAAAAGGACCGCTAAATCCGTTAGCGATCCTAGTTATGGTTCCCACTCCTGTACTCGTGGATATCGTCCTTGACATTTTTTTAAACTCCGTTTTCGAGTTACAGCTAGCCTTTTCCACGAGTACTTGCTGTGAGTATATTTTATATATATACTGCTAATCCCTGAAATGTCAAGTAAAAATTGTTTTTTTTCTCAATACCGATCTAATTACGAGTGTTTTCGATAATATCGCGGTTGTTGGTTTCCCCTTTAAAAGTACCGGCCCCACGAGGGGCCGGCTTAGAACAAAACTTCAAAAACTGTGTTTTACATACTTTTACATACTTTTACAGCGCTAACCGTACCCGCTTGCAAGCTGTAAGCAACCGAGGATCAATGCCTCAGTTTTTGTAAGAGATTCTTTTTTTATTTGGTTAGGCATCAAACAAACTCCCTTGTGTCTTTTCCGTAACTCTCTTTTGACTTTTCACAATGACGCTCCTAAAATAGACAATAATATTCCCAAGACCAAACCAAGTATAAAACTGGAAATCAATGATGACAAGCGGGATGGGACCGGTCCATATACCCCTTTGCCTCGAACAGTTTCCGATAACATTATTAATCCCAATGGTTTCATTGCCCCGCTCCTTCTGGTTTAAATAAACTCTTTTGCCCTTTTTCCAGTTCTTTAACAGTTATCCCCTTTTCCTCAGCTTCTAAGCGTTTACGGGCGATGTTGCAATATTCCTCGGATATGTCAATGCCGATGTAACGCCTGCCAAGCCGCTTGGCTGCAATGCAGGTTGTGCCTGAGCCGCAGAATGGGTCGAAGATTAGGTCGCCGACATTCGAATACTTCTCTAATATCCACATCATTACACCTAATGGCTTTTGGGTTGGGTGGTACCTGACCTCTTTGTTTTTCATATCCTCTTGCAACATTCCTTGCCATTTCCACTTGACGAGCCTGACCGCCGACTTGAAACTCGTCCAAGCAAGCTCACAATCAGCAAAGTCGCTTTTGCCATTGCATTTGTCCCATACGATATAACAGCTTGTATCGCCTAATATCTGTCCGTAATAATTGCCGCCGAATACTATTTGATTCTTTCCAGCCCTGCAGAGTTCTGTAATACACGAGTCAGGTACCTTGATTTTATCCCAATCATAATCGCCATAATCTTTTGGTGCGGCACATTTTCCATGACTTCGATTCTTTGCCCCACTTTCACCTATCCCATACGGCGGGTCAGTCAGCACAAGGTCAACCGAGTTATCCGGCATATCCCGCATGATGTCGAGGCAATCACCGCAGATTATCGTGTTAGTTTTCATAAATTCCTTTTATATATAAACGGGCAAGGTTAATCGCAAATTTCACTTTTTTAGTAGACCATTCAGCAGCTTCGCGCCGCCGTTTCTGCTCCATGAGCATTTAATTAAAAAAACACCCTGCCCGCTTTTTTTAAAACGTCACCACTGTTTGCAGTACCGCCGAAGCAATCCAAAATATAGTCATACGGATATTGCCAACATAAAAATACGATGCCGACGCCAAGATGGATAATATTATCTGAACCGTTGGAAATGTCCGGGGATCTAAAATCATCTATTCTCCTGGCAGTTCTGGGATTGGCATGTAGGCTATTACATTCCAGTCATAACTTATTTCTGAATTATTATCTGCGGTTCTCCAGTCAACATCGTCCTCGTCAACTTTAAAGAGCACGGCTGTTTTCTTGCCCTTCGTGTACCAATGCTGTAATACGCATAACACCTGTTCGTCTGTCTCTGGTAAGTTAGTTTTATCGCCGTTAATGGTTATCCAAGGTGAGGGGTGGGTGTTCCAAGCGACATAACATGCTTCGAGAGATGACTCAAGAGGCCCCCTGACCCCACAGAGACACTCCACCTGCATTTCTCCAAGCACATGCGTTACCACAAGGTGTTCTAATTCTTCGCAATTCCAGCACGGCTTTAGCCCTATTTTTTTACACATCTTTACTCCTTGATATATCTTGTGCGTCAATATCTGGCACTGGAAAATCTTTGTTACCGCAATAAGGACAGGTCATATCCTCGTCATCAACATTCCAGTAGGGCTTATGACATGCTTTACAGAATCCCTTGCATGATTCGCCCTTGATATGGCTTTCTACACGTCTAATTAAATCTTCTTTCGCTTTCTCCATTCCCTCCACTTTCTCCTTCTCTGCTTTGAGTGCAGCGAGGAGGGCGGTGATGTCTTGTTTCGCTGCGTCGTATAAAGCTAAGTACTGGTTGCCCATTATATCGTTAAGTGTACCGTCATTTAATATCTCGTTGAAAAGCTTTACGTGTTTCATTTCTTCACTCATTCCGTCACCTTTCTTATACTTTTAATTATTGCATTTTAGAAATATATTCTGCCTCGGTTAGTTGCACATTACATACCATATACTTTGAATTAGTTTTTCCAGAGCAGCCATAGCAGTAAGAGCAGTCAGAGCAATAAGAGCAGCCATAGCAGTAAGAGCAGTCAAGGCAATAAGAGCAGCCAAAGCAGTAAGAGCAGTCAGAGCAATAAGAGCAGCCAAAGCAGTCAGGGCAGTCAGAGCAATAAGAGTTTGGCATATCGCTTCTTAACATTTCTCTACAAACTAACAATTCTTTTTTAGACATCTTTAATATTTCTTCTTTTGTTTTCAGTTCTTATTCTGTCACATCTTTCTTAACTGGCTCTGGATTATAAATATCACAGACAGTTACTTTAAATCTTCCTCGCCCCGCCGAGCTATAATCTCTAAGTACGACAGCGCATCCTTCGGAGGCATCGCCTTGCGTAGACCACCTTGCGTAAGCGTGTCGCATCGGTTTTCCGTCAAGTTCGTTTTCTTCCAAACATTCCTCGCCAACGATAATATCTTTTGCCTCCTTAAAATCGACGTGGCCTTTGACGTAATAAGAGTCCGGCTGAAAGCCATCCCATATCAGTTGGATATAATCCCCATCATTATGTTTAATCATCATGTCACCTCTTTCTTATATGGTGGCTTTAGTGCTAATTTTCGTTTCGGCTGTATCCTGTCTTCCCTTTCCAACGCAGCGATCAGGGCGGATAGCTCGACTCCGTGCGACAGTAGGGTGGCAACTTGGGATTCTAACTCTTTAAGTTTGGTTTGCATTGATATTATAGCTTTATCTTCTTTTTGTTTTGTTGTTTTCACTATGCGATCTCCTTTATTTTTTTCTTTGCTTTTTCAAGGGCCGTAGTAAGGTCCTCTTTGCGGTCGACGGCAGCTCTAAAAAACTGTTCGGTTCCGTACCGATAGACAAATTTCTTAGGATCCGTCTCGGCAAGCGATAGCCACTCGTCCCACATACCTTTTCGCTCGGGGATGGCTTCCGTGTTCTTTTTTGATTCGATTGTCTTTTGTGCCAGCTTGCCAGCTCGATAGATCGCCCCGGCGTATCGCTTAAGCTCACCGGCCCCGGGGACGTTGCCGTTAAGCTTTGGCTTGTCATTGATCATGTCTAAAACCGCCTGAGTCGATATCTCTATCCCATACTTTGAAAATACCTGAGTATCAAAATCGTTAAGCGTTGTGTCGTTGACCGTGTTTGCGTTGAACTTGGGTAGTCTTTTTAGAACATTCTCCTCAAACCACTCCACAAAGCCCTCCGTTGGAAATAAGTATTTATCCCTTGCGTTGAGATAGATGACCCCTTTGTTTTTTTTATCGTTTAAGAAATCAGGGAGGGTGAGGCCTTCTCTCTCTTTATTCTCCTCTCTTATTCTATGGTTGCTGTTTTCAGCAATAGGGGGGTTGCTGATTTCAGCAATAGGGCTTGCTTTTTTTGACAATAGGGCTATTGCTTTTTTTGACAATAGGTCGGCTGTTTTTTCGGACCCCTTGATAATGCTGGCTTTTGCTAAAATTTGTAGGTGACGGGTGTTAATGGTTAATATATATCTTGTATTCGCCTCCTCTTTCATCACGACCGTTACTATATGACCACACTCCTCAAGCTGCCTGACAAGCCTGCTGACCGTCCATTTCTTCTTACCAATCTTACGGGCTATCCATTCATTGCTAGCGAAAGTACACCCCTTGGAGCCACACACACCGGAAATGCAAGCGTAAACCCTGACAGCGCCATCCTTAAGCCGTCTATCGTATACAACCTCACCCGGCGCAACCGACCATACAGACGTTTTGTGATCCTTCACTTCATTCATTATAAATCCTATTCCATAAAGTTCTAAACGCTAGCTCTGCTGTTTGGGGTCCTTGCCTGTTTGGTAACACTCCAAGCCTCTGCGTAGAGTCTCACACATTCCATGGGCTCGTATATTAGCATTAATATCTTTGCGGGTCATCCAGAGTAGGTCTATATAATTCCCACCCTCGTAAACTTTTAATTGTACTGCTTCCGCGCCTCGTCTCATCCTGCGTGGATTAAACCGGTAAAACTCAAATGTTACTTGCCCTGTGTCTGTCATTTTTCATTCTCCTATTCTGATAATGTTTTGGGAATTATCCGCAAATTAATTTTTCTTTCTTATTAAATCACCCATAGCCTTCTCCCATTCAATTATTTGACGCACAAATAATTGATATTGGACTTGTTGCGTTTTTGAATAGCCATTCTCTTCGGCACACCT